CTGTGAAGGCTAAAATACGAAAGAGGACTATCTTTTCCAAATCTTCGGTCTGTGCTACTAATTTTAAGAAAGTTTGAAGCTCGTCTTTATTGTAAAAGTCGCTCTTTTCGTCTGATTTCTTCCTGATAGTTGTAACCACGCTATCGACTGGATTTGTATCTAAGTATTCGTGCCTTATCGCATACTTAAAGATATTGTTCATAAGACCCTTTAACTTTCGCCCGTAGACTAACTTTCTCGACCATTCGTTGACTTGTTCTTGCATTTGGAGAGGAGTGATAGAGGCTATCTTCCTATCGCCTAAAACTGGATAGATGTGGTTTTGGAAGTTCCTGGTAGTCTTTAGATAAGTGCTTTCTTGAACAGTTTCTCTGTACTCTTCAAGCCATTCCTCAGCTATCTCTCTAACTGTTATATTCTTTCTGATTTTCTCCGCGTTATCTATATCACTTTGAAGCTGTAAGAGTGCTGCACGAGCTTTCGCTTTGGTTTCAAATCCTTTTTTCCTGGCATATTTGCTTTTGCCGTTCTTTTTGCCGAGATAAACCGTAAAACCGTAAGCTGTATCTCCGTTTTTCTTTTTGTAAGACTTGATTTCCATTGATTTTTACCTCATTTCTTGATAAAATGAGTATAAGAAAACGCCCCTTTGAATGGTTATTTCTTATACACGATTTCCCCACACTCAGAAGTTGGCCGACCGAGAGTGTGGGGATTTTTTTAATTAAACCATAATTTTTCCGTTTGCGTCAGGTGTCTTAAACAAAGCCAGAACTCCTTGGAAGAATCCAAGAATGATAGAAATACCAGTTACGAATAGAAGCAAGTAAAAAATCCCTTTACTATTATATCCAGCATAAAAATGGTGAGCGCCAAATCCACCGAAGAATATAGCCAATAATACATACACCCATTTATTTACATAATGCAGACCTACTGCAGTCGTTTGCGTATTTACCACTTGAGATTGATTTTGGATAGCGTTGTTTTCGTTGACGATATTGATGTTGATTTTATCATCTTTCTTCTGTTCTGTTTTAATAACGATTATTTCATCGTCAACTTTGTGGATTTCAACCTCATCCCCTAATTGCGGAACAAAGTTTAACTCAGATGGATTTACTTTGATGTATTCTTCATTATGTGCGATTGTAACTTCTGCGCCAGTTACTTTAACGATTTTAGCCATTATTTTATATTCCTTTCTTAATTCTGCTAAATTTTTTAAACCTTATAAATATCTACGACTGTATTTTAAGTAATTTCTTGTAATTCTCTTTGAAATTGTTGCAAAGTCATAATGGTCCATCCCTCGTCTTTTTTGTATCCTTGAACGATATTGAGAGCATAATATTCTTGACAATTGCAATTATACATTAGAAAGTTCATCAAACGATTATGCAATGCAGGCTTTGACATTTGACTACGTTCAATAAGTTGTTTGAATGTCAAGCCAGATTTTATGTACTCAAGTAACTTATAATCATTGAGAAACAAAATTGATGCAATGGTATTTGCTTCGTCCTCTAATGGGACAATCTCAGTTGGATAGGAATCGCTATAGTTTGACGAAGTCTTAGAAACTAGAACTTTATCATAAACAGAATTAATAAGATGATAGTATATATGGACTAATTCGTGAAGGATTGTAAACATAACCCTACCCTTAATCACATCTTGGTTGATGTAAACAACAAAACGATTCTTTTGAAAATCAGGAATCGTCATTCCAGAACAAACATTACAAAAGCTGAAATCAACCAACAAGAGAGAATTATTTGAAGTTAAATTATACTTAAGTTCTTGTTTTTTATTTGGAAACCAATTGTACATTAAATCCGCTTCAAAATAGACAAATAAAATATTAAACTTAGTTTCAAAGAATTCAATAATTAGGTCGAAAGTTATTTGAGAAATATGGATACTGAAATGGTCAGATATATCCATAAGTAGTTGATTTGCATTTCTGTGATATTGTAAGTAAGTTTCTTTTGATGGTCTTGTAAATCGTTTCAAATAATCACCTACTTCCAGAAAGAATCATCTTTGACAAGATCACGAGCATTTTTCATCATGTTAATGAGAGCTATGTTAAAGCGCTCTTTTTCATCATCTGACATATCCTCAGTTTCTTTTCTAAACGTTATTAGAGCTTGAAGTTCTTGAGTGTTCATCAAATTGTCATTCGGTGAGTAAGGATTTTTCGTCCTACCCAATAAATAATCGACTGATACGTTAAAGTAATCAGCAACTTTTTCAATTTTATCGCCACTAGGAGTTGAAGTATCCCATTTCCTGAGACTGCCATTGCTGAAGTCTAAATTCCTCTCCAATTCGGCAAGAGTAACTTTTCTTTCGTTAGCTAACGAACGTATTCTATCTAAAATAGTCATGTGTAAAAACCTCCAAAAATAAGGCTTTACAAAATAATGTAAAATTTTCTATCAAAACTGTTGACAAATAGAAAATTTTCCGTTATACTTATTTTGTAAGCTAGTTGACCAGCTAACATAAATACAAATAAAATAATCCGCCAAGATTTTTGTTATATCTGTTTTTATGATATAGCTGTATTTCTTATACCCTAATAATAGACTATTTTCTATTAAAAGTCAACAAATAACGCTTATTTTCTTATAAAATTTTCTAACGAAAGGAGGTACTATAAGTGATTTATGACAAAATAAAGGAAATTGCTTCAGAGAAAGGGATTTCGATTTATAAAATTGAGAAAGATCTCGATTTAGGCAACGGAGCAATTAGCAAATGGAACATCAGTTCGCCATCTGCCATTACTCTAAAATCAATTGCAAATTATTTAAATGTTCGTCTTGAACAGTTATTGGAGGAATAACATGGAATTAACTATTATTAACGAGCAGGAAGTTCTCGGTAAACACTTCACGGTATACGGTACAGCAGATGAACCATTGTTTGTCGCAAAGGATGTAGCTGAATGGATTGAGCATAGCAATCCTACGGAAATGTTAAAGTCAGTAGATGAAGATGAAAAGCTGACCTCAACAATCCTTAGGGCAGGTCAAATAAGAGAAGTAAATCTCTTGACAGAAAACGGTCTCTACGAAGTTCTCATGCAATCACGTAAACCACTGGCGAAAGAGTTCAAGAAAAAAGTAAAAGAAATCTTGAAATCTATTCGTAAACATGGCTTGTACGCTATTGATGATCTACTGGAGAATCCAGACATGGCAATCGCAGCACTTCAAAAACTCAAGGAAGAACGTCAATTACGTTTGCAAGCCCAAGAGGAGATAGCTCAAAAGAATCAGATTATCCAAGAATTACAACCGAAAGCCACATATTACGACTTAGTATTGCAAAAAAAATCACTTGTACCGATTTCAGTAATCGCTAAAGATTACGGGATGAGCGCTACGAAGCTGAATAAAATCTTGCATGAACTTAAAGTACAGTACAAGCAAGGTAGCACTTGGCTTTTGTATCAGAAGTACGCAGGCAAAGGATACACTCAGTCAAAAACTCATACAATTGATGCAGATTATAGCAAGATGCATACTTACTGGACTCAAAAAGGACGATTGTTTCTTTATGATCTCCTTAAAAATAAAAAAGGAATTTTGCCATTAATTGAGCAACAAGATGTGGCTTAATTCACAGAAAAAAGCACCTAACAAAGTCAGGCGCTTACTTAAATATTCACTTACAGTATATTACAGAAAGAGAGGAAATAGCAAATGGCTTTGGAATTATTCGGTGAAGATTTCAAAAATGAACTATTTCAGGACCTTGTGAAGCTTAACATCGAAGCTTTGAAAGAGGCTAAAAGACAAGTCTCAAGACAAATCAGCATGGTGCCAATCAAGGAAGTCATGCAGGCTACTGGTTGGGGCAGAAAGCGAATAGAGGACTTTCGAGACCAAGGCAAGTTCAGCTATCAACAAAATGTAAAAGGTGGCAAGTGCTTGTACGACCTGAACGATGTACTACGATTTCAAAGTCAGTTAGCAAAGAGAGGATAGCATGAACCTACTAACAAGAATTAAAAACTACTTTTCGGAAGTGGTCAAAGAAACTAATCTTGACTGGAGAGTAGTTGCATTAGACTTGAACCGTGAATTAATTGAAACACGAGAAGAAAACCAAATCTTATATCAGCGTATTGCTGACTTAGAAAAATTATTAGGAGTTTAACATGAAATATTTTATACCAAAAATTGACATTGAATGTGAAAGTTTTGAAGAAACTGAATCATCTTTTGGAAAGTATCCAAGGCATGAATACCATTTTAAAAACAGTTACGGCGCAAGTGTTGTTCACAATCCTTATTCATACGGTTTAGAGTTAGCCGTGTTAAAACATAACAACGAAACTGAAAAATGGAATCTTACCTATGATACAGATATTACAGATGACGTCGTAGGATATATCAACGGTAAAGAGGAGTTGGAAAAACTTTTAACCAAGATTTCACAACTAGAAAAGGAAAATTAACATGACAGAACCGACTTTAACAAGCCAACTTTTGGGAGTTGGCGCACTGCTAATCGGATTTCTCGGAGCAGGAATCCACACGCACAACATCGACTTGAAGAAAGCCGAAGAAAAGAAAATGCAACAGCAGCATGATGCAGACATCATCCGAGCAAGTCAAGAGGCCTATGCTTTAGGACGAATCGCAGAACGCAGAGCGATTCGTGAGAACATCCGCAGACCATTCGCAGGGTTCACATTCGACAACGAGCGACCAGAAGGATTGAAACCTGAATTGGTTGGTTTGCCTGCGCCAAAATAAAAAAGGAGTAACAAATGGTAACAATTAACAAACTAGAAATCGAAAACGTCAAACGCGTCAAGGCGGTCAAATTAGAACCGTCAGCGACTGGTTTAACAATTGTCGGTGGAAATAACAATCAGGGAAAAACAAGCGTGCTGGACGCGATTGCTTGGGCGCTGGGTGGTAACAAGTACAAGCCTAGTCAAGCTCAGAGAGAAGGCAGTACAATCCCGCCTAGCTTAAAAATCACGCTGTCAAATGGCCTGATTGTGGAGCGTAGTGGTAAGAACAGCACTCTCAAAGTGATTGACCCTAGTGGTAACAAGGCTGGTCAAAACTTGCTTGACAGCTTCGTGGAAGAGCTGGCCATCAATTTGCCAAAATTCATGGAGCAGACCAGCAAAGAAAAAGCGAAGACTTTATTACAAATCATCGGAGTTGGTCCGCAGTTGGCAGAACTGGAGATGCAGGAAAAGGCCAAGTACGACGAGCGCCATGCAATCGGTGTGATTGCTGACCAAAAAGAAAAGTTTGCAAAAGAACAGCCGTACTATCCAGATGCACCGAAAGAGTTAGTCTCTATCTCTGAGCTTATCCAACAACAACAGGCCATCCTTGCTAAGAATGGCGATAATGCTCGTAAGCGTCAGAACTTAGTATCTATCCGGAGTCAACACGCTTCAGCAACTGCAGAGGTTGAACGATTGGAGCAATTGCTGGCCGATGCCAAAGAAAAAGAAAGTCAGTTAGCTCAAGACTTGGCTATCGCGAATACCGATGCCATGGATCTTCTCGATGAATCAACTGAGGAGATTGAAAACAACATCGCAGAGATTGACGAAATTAATCGTAAAGTGCGTGCTAATCTGGACAAGGATAAAGCAGAAGAAGATGCCAAGGGTTATCGTAAACAGTACAAGGAACTTGATAATGTGATTGCTGATATCCGCA